GAAGATTGAAAAGGTAGATAATCGTGATACTGGTACTATTACTATAGATGGATTACACCGCTGGCACGATTATCATACATTTGCAATTGATTCAGGTATATTTGTCAAAAACTCAATGAACGAAGATTACTTCTTCCCTGTTACCTCAGAAGGTAAGGGTAGCAGTGTTGAATTATTGCCTGGCGGTCAAAATCTTGGTGAAATTGATGACTTAAAGTACTTTAACAACAGATTGGCTAGAGGTTTGCGGGTTCCAAGTTCATATTTGCCAACTGGCCCAGACGACAATAGTACTCCAATGAATGACGGTAGAGTTGGCACCGCAATGATACAAGAGTTTAGATTTAATCAATATTGTGAGCGGTTGCAGAATTACATGTCTCTTAAATTAGATGAAGAGTTTAAATTATTCTTACGTTGGAGAGGCTTTAATATTGATTCTGGGTTATTTCAACTTACATTTAATCCACCACAAAACTTTGCATCGTATAGACAAAGTGAATTAGACAAAGATAGAGTTAGTGTATACCAAACAATGGATCAATTCCCCTATATTTCTAAGCGTTTTGCAATGGAAAGATTCTTGGGTTTAAGCGAAGAAGAAATCGCTAAGAATGAAAAATTGTGGCGTGAAGAGAATCAAAAAGATGAGCTTGATAGACCCAAAGGCAGCGATCTTAGAAGTATTGGAGTTTCGATTGGGGATATGCAAGCAGATCAAGACACAGCAGACCAAATGGAAGCCCCGTCTGAAGAAGGAGCAAGTCCAGAAAGCATTGTAGGCCCTGTAAGCACTGCACCACCTAATATGGCAGGGGCAGCAGCAGGTGCACAAGGTGCAGCGGCGGCTAGTGGTATAGCTACGCCCGGATCAGTTGGATAACAGATAAATAATTATATGAACCTTATAGAAATGTTTGACCCACCAGTAGCTGGATTTCAAGATGTCAATTCTGACAACAGTAAACCTGTATGGCGTACATCTAGAAAAACTAAACTTACGTTAAGACAAATTCGCAAACTAAGACGCATGTTAGATGTTAGGAATTATGAGAAGAAAACCTATCTAACTAAAGTTCGTGATCAATACGGTGCTAAAGCTGCTGCTGGTCCCACTGTTTAGTCTAACAATCTCAAAATAATTCACTATGTACTTTATAAAGGCTTAGTCCTAGTAAATATTATTAGCACTTCGGCAATCCGTAGTGTTATAACAAGGAGAATCTACATGTTTGGACTAACAGTTGACTTTTTAACAGGAGCCGTAGCTGGCGCAGTATTAGTAGTTTTAGTACCTAAGATTGGCGCTTGGATTAAGAGTAAGATCAGCAAATAACATTGCTGAATAATGATGCTGGTATAAAAAGGGGCAAATGCCCCTTTTTCTTTATATCTTGCTCAAAAACGCAAAAAATACATCGTTATTAGACGGTTTTTTTAATATACGCATAAGTAATGATACACAAAGCCATTTCAATCAGGAGAACAACAATGGACAATAAAAAATTTGAGCAACTTATTGATTTAATCATTAATGAAAATGAAGAAAGAGCAAGCGAATTATTTCACGAAATCGTTGTAGAAAAGTCACGCCAAATCTATGAAAACATCATGGACGAAGAAATGATGGGCATGGAAGAAGATATGGACGAAGATATGATGGAAGATGACATGGACGAAGGCATGGGCGGACAAGTAGGTGATCTACTTGATGAAATTAATGCTGAAGAATCAGGCATGACCGAAGATGCAGATTTGGGTCATGATGAAGCGTCTGAACACGAAGAAATCGAAGATCGCGTAGTTCGTATTGAAGATAAATTAGACGAGCTTATGGCAGAATTTGAAGAAATCATGGGCGACGAACACAAAGAACATGATGAAGAAGATGCAGAGTTTGATGACGAAGCTGAAGAAGCCGGTCATGATATGACTCACGACATGGAAAAAGACCATGACGAAGAAGATGATGAAGAGGACATGGACGATGAAGAGGACATGGACGATGAAGAAGAGGAAGAAGAAGAATCTGTAATGGAAAATATCAATCTACCTCGCGTGCCAGCCCCAAAGCACGGTGACAATGGCTCACAGAGCAAAAGCACATATGCTGCTAATTCAGGACAGCGCGGTATGGCAAGTAAGCCAGTAAAATTCTCTGGTGATGCTGAAGCAGTACCAACTGGTCCTAAGAGTCCAAGCAACTACGGTGCAAAGGGTGAAGGCGATCTACCGGGAGCAGGCAAGTTCAAGAACACTCCAGGCAAGAATAACTTCACAGAAAAGGGAGATTCAACTCCTAAGCCTGTCACCAAAGATGGAGCAACTGGCAAAAGAAGCCCAGTAGCTAAGTAAGGAACTGAGAACAAATGGCTTTGTATCTCAAGGAACAGTTATCTTTCGACCGTGCAGAAATGCAGGTCGAAAGCGTAACTCAAGGTGATCAGAAGAACCTATATATGAAGGGTATCTTCATTCAGGGTGGGGTAAAGAACGCAAACGAGCGTGTTTACCCCGTCACTGAAATTGAAAATGCCGTAAAAACATTAAACGAGCAAATCACAGAAGGTCATTCAGTATTAGGTGAAGTAGACCATCCAGATGATTTAAAGATTAACTTGGACCGTGTATCACATATGATTACTAATATGTGGATGGACGGGCCAAACGGTTTCGGAAAATTAAAAATTCTACCAACTCCAATGGGTCAATTAGTAAAAACAATGTTGGAGAGTGGTGTTAAACTTGGCGTATCCAGTCGTGGTAGCGGTAACGTAGACGACAGGGATGGCCGTGTAAGTGATTTTGAAATAATCACTGTTGATATTGTCGCGCAGCCAAGCGCACCAAACGCATACCCAAAAGCAATTTATGAAGGCCTCATGAACATGAAGCACGGTCATAAAATACTAGAAGTTGCTAAGGAAGTTAGCGGCGACAGAAAGGTACAGAAATACTTGAAGGATGAGGTAACTCGTCTTATCAAGGAATTAAAAATTAAATAGAGGAACTAGATATGCTAGATGCTATCAAACCATTGCTCGACAGTGGCTTAATCAACGAAGATGTTGGACAAGAACTTAACAAAGTTTGGGAGTCCAAGTTGACAGAAGCCCGTGATCAAGTGCGGTCTGAACTCCGCGAAGAGTTTGCACAACGCTATGAACACGATAGAATTGTGATGGTAGAAGCCCTAGATAAGATGGTAACCGAAAGCCTCCGTAGTGAAATTGAAGAATTTCATGAAGAAAAGAAGGCTCTTAACGAAGATCGCGTACAAGCAAAGATGAAACTCAGAGAAAATGCAGCAAAGTTCAATAATTTTATGGTTACAAAATTAGCCGAAGAAATTAAAGAATTACGCGCAGATCGTCAGATCGCACTAGAGAATCAAAAGAAGCTTGAGCAATTTGTTGTTCATGCCCTTGCTAAAGAAATTAAAGAATTCTCGCAAGACAAGAAAGCAGTTGTCGAGACCAAAGTTAAGTTGGTTGCTGAAGGCCAAATTCAACTTAATGCACTCAAGAACAAATTTGTTAGTGAGAGCGCAAAGAGAATCAATACAGCAGTCACATCTCATCTTAAGGGTGAAATTTCACAACTCAAAGAAGATATCAAATCAGCTAAAGAAAACAATTTTGGTCGTAGACTGTTTGAAGCTTTTGCAAGTGAATACTCTGTAACTTACTTAGATAAGAATGCAGAAACTCGCAAGCTTTTATCAGCACTAGAACAAAAAGATCAGCAATTAGCTGAAGCTACAAGCAAGGCAGCGGAAGCTACCAAGTTAGTAGAATCAAAGGATCGTGAGGTTCGTATTATTAAAGAATCAAATCAGCGTGGACAAGTTATGAGCGATTTGCTCAAAACTTTAAACAAAGAAAAGGCTCAAGTAATGCAATCCTTGCTAGAAAGCGTGCAGACAACTAAGTTGCAGGCCGCATTCGACAAGTATTTACCAGCAGTACTTAATACAGGCTCAGAAAAATCAACTACTAAAAAAGTTGCAATTAATGAAAGTGTAAGAGAAGTTACTGGTAACAAAACTGCCAAGACAGATGTAGATGTTGAAGATCGTGATAACGTAATCGACATTAGACGCCTGGCAGGGCTTTAATTTAGACATAGATTAGGAGAAATTAAAAATGTCAAAAGTACTCTTAGAAAGCCGTTGGGACGAGACCAGAGAGGCCCTGTTAGAAGGCTTGAAGGGAAATCGTCGTTCAACAATGGGTGTAATCTTAGAAAACACCCGCAAGCAGTTGCTCGCTGAATCGTCAGCTGGCACAACAACTGCTGGTAATATCGCAACATTAAATCGCGTTATTCTTCCAGTAATTCGTCGTGTAATGCCAACTGTTATTGCAAATGAATTGGTTGGCGTTCAGCCAATGACAGGACCTGTTGGTCAGATTCACACTTTACGTGTACGCTATGCTCAGTCATTGACTGATAACTCAGCAGCACAAACAAGTGTACAAGCTGGTCAAGAAGCCCTTAGCCCATTCTTGATTGCACAGGCATACTCGCGTGTACAGTCAGGCACAACATCGACTAACTTCTACACAGGTGCTGATACAGCAACTCTAGAAGGTAACGGTGGTAAGCAGATTTCTGTACAGATCCTTCGTCAGGCTGTTGAAGCCAAGTCACGCAAGCTCCAAGCTCGTTGGACTTTTGAAGCTGCACAGGATGCACAGTCACAGCACGGTATCGATGTAGAAGCAGAAATTATGGCTGCTCTTGCTCAAGAAATCACTGCTGAAATCGATCAGGAAATCTTACTCAGCTTGTCAACATTGGCAACAACCGAGTATACATTTAACCAAGCTACAGTATCAGGTACTGCTACATACGTTGGTGACGAACACGCTGCTCTTGCTGTTCTTATCAATCGCGTTGCTAACTTGATTGCACAGCGCACTCGTCGTGGTGCTGGCAACTGGGCAGTTGTTTCACCTGCTTCGTTGACTGTTCTTCAGTCTGCAACAACTTCGGCATTTGCTCGTACAACAGAAGGCACATTTGAAGCCCCAACTAACACTAAGTTTGTTGGTACTTTAAACGGTGCAATGCGCGTATTCGTTAACTCATATTCACCTGACACCCAGCCTGTATTGGTTGGTTACAAGGGTTCATCTGAGACTGACGCAGCCGCGTTCTACTGCCCATATATTCCATTAATGAGCAGCGGCGTTGTATTAGATCCGTCGACATTCGAGCCAGTCGTTTCGTTCATGACGAGATATGGCTACATTGAGCTTACTAACACCGCTAGCAGTTTCGGGAATGCCGCGGATTACGTTGGTGAAATAGCCGTGCAAAATTTGACTTTTCAATGAGAATCATTCTCATTTGAGAAATCAAATGTTGGAACAGAGAAAGGGGACTTCGGTCCCTTTTCTTTTAACTAAAATTTATAAATGCAGCAGACTATGATAAATAACTGTATGAAACACTTTATTTACAAAACCACTCACACTAATGGCAAGTACTACATAGGTAGGCATAGCACAGAAAACTTAGATGACGGGTATGTTGGTTCAGGTAAATGGGTTTCTCAGATTAAAAACAAAGAAACATTGACCCGTGAAATATTAGAGTTTGTAGATGACTTTGAGACATTGAAACAACGAGAAGGCGAATACCTAACTGAACATTACGGAAAGCCTAACTGCATGAACCAAAATATTAATCCTGTTGGATTCAGCCCTGGAAAAAACAATCCCATGCTTAATCCTAAAGTAGCAGCAAAGATAGCAGGTGATAATCATTATATGAGAAAAGATGCAGGGGCAAGAAAAAACGCAAGTGACAGGCAAATAGAAGCATTTTCTTTTGGTTCACATCCTTGGGTAACTAATCACCCTAACTTAGACGGTAGAAACGCTAAGCTTGCATATGAACGAGGAACACACAACTCCATTACAAATAACCCATCAACTGTAAATGCCGAGAAGGGTACACATCATTGGCAAAATGGTAAGAGTCCTAACTATCAAGGTAAATTGAATAAGAAGTTAGTAGCAGAAGGCAAGCATAACTTTTTGGGTTCCGACTTGAATAACAAAAGAGTCAAAGAAGGTACACATAATTTTTTGGGCGCAGATGCTAATCTAAAGCGATTGGCAGAAGGTAGACACCCATCACAGCAAAAAGTAACTTGCCAACATTGCGGAAAAACCGTAAGTGTTGGAATGCACAAGCGTTGGCACGGTAATAATTGTAAACTACTAAATACAATATAATAGGAACACTAGCTATGGGAATAACAATAGAAGGTGGAATTAGTATAGGCGGCAATATCACTATTGCTTCAGGACCAGCATCCTTCACATTAGCATCATCAGACTTTAATTATTCTTATGCGGGCACCTATATATCTGCTAACGGTAATATAGGATTTACTACTACTGGCCAAAGTGGACCAGGAGAAGCAGTTTGGACTCCTAGTTTAAGTTTGAACAACGGTGGTAGTCCTGTCAAACTTGCTGAGATTCGTGCGTACTGGGCTACTAATGGATTGAATCCCACTATCAATTCTTATATGTTCAATGTTACTTGGGGAGCCGGTAGTACACTTGCATCTGGTGTAGTTATTATGCGTTTTTATGACAACGGCAACAATGACACATATTTAAATATGGGTGTTGTTGATACTACTAATCCTATCTGGCAAACTTCTGGAACTAATTACTTTAACGGTCCAATTTACACATTAGCAGGAACTTGGAACTTACCTGCTATATTTACCGTAATCACACCAAATATCGTTAACACAAATCAATGGTGCTAATAACTAATAACTAAGTGCTAAAATAAACAAGGATAAAACATGACAGGAATAACAATAACAGGACCAGGCATCACAATAACAGGTGGTATTGGTTTAGGCGGAATACGAAATCAAATAGTTGGTGGATGTGCGATTTATTATAATTCAGGTACATATACTTGGACAGCACCCCCTTGTGTTACTTCTATATCTGTAGTTGCAATAGGTGGTGGCGGAGGCGGCTCCGCCGGGTGTGGTTTAGCTGGCGGTGGTGATGGCGGTGAAAGTTATTTCTGTAATCCAACTGCTTGTATATCTCACCCTGTAATAGGTTATGGTGGCAACGGTGGTCAATCTGTTGGCGGCAAAGCCCCGGCTACATATGTAGGTAATGGCGGCGGTATGGGCGGGGTGCCTTGTGGTGCCTGCTGTTCAATGGGCGGTGGCGGTGCCGGCGGATACACAGGACCAGGCGGACAAGGAACCTCGAACTTCTCACAGACATCTACCCCAGGGTCGGGTGGTGGCGGTGGCGGTGGGGGAGGAGTTTTTTGCAACACCGGCGGTGGTGGCGGAGGAGTTGGCATATTAGGGCAAGGCGCAAACGGTCAGGCTGGATTAGCTGTTGATTTTGCTTGCAGTAGAGTTGGCACAGGCGGTGGCGGCGGAAGTACTGATGCATTCTGCGGCGGCTCAAATGGTCAAGATGTATGCGGTACCAATGGCGGATTTGGTGGCACATTTGGTGGCGGTGGCGGATCATATGATTACTATTGTGGCGGTGGCGGTGGTGCATTAGGTTGGATAAATAATTACCCTGTTAATCCAGGGTGTTCATATACAATTCAAGTTGGTGCAGGTGGTGCAGGTGGTGATAACAGCGGTGGTGGTTTAGGCGGAAATGGCGGTGGTGGTGCAGTACGTATTGTATGGCCTGGCGATATTAAACAATTCCCTACAACTAATGTAGGCTATCTTAGTTTTACATTAAATCCAAATGATTTTACTACTGCATCTAATAATAATCAACTCACTGTTACGGGTAGTACATCATTTACAGTTACGGCTGGGGCCACTGGGTATGGTCCAACACATGCAGTTTATACTCCAATTCTTAGTGCTACCAGTGGAGGAAACTCTGCATTTAGTGAGTCATTAGTAAATTATTATAACAGTTATGGATGGAGTTTAACAGACAGTGCAACTAGAGTTTTTAATGTAATTTGGCAGGCAGGCAGTACTGTTATTAATGGACTAGCCTACGTAACTTTTTATTATACCGATGCTAATTATTGTTACCTACAGATAGGCACGATTGATCCCACTAATACAGCATATCAAACACCAGGGGTAAATCCATTCGATGGTTCCCCGGGACCAACTACACTGCTTGGTACGTTTAACTTGCCGGCTACATTTACATTATATACACCAGAAACTGATGCTCAGGCAAACAGTTGGTGCTAAAATTAAATAAGGATACCAAATGAGCGCATACGGAGTACAATTAGGAGGAGGTGTTAGTATGGGCGCCGGGATAGAACTTGGTATCCCTCCAGTATTAAAACTAAGTCTTGATGCTTCTACATATACTACTCTTACAACCACAAGCGCCCAATCATATAGTAGCGGATCATCAATGACTACTTTCAGAGTACTAAACAGAGGCGGTAACTGGGACGAAATGTTTGCTAGTTGGACTACCGGTACTTGGTCTTGTACACAGTTTCCAGGATCAGTGGTTACTAATATGACCAATCCAGGAGATGATAGTCCTATAATTACTATCACTGGAGGGACATTTGTAAGTGGACAATTCTATTCATTTACCAGTAGTGGAGTATGGTTTGATAGTGTAAATAATCTTCCGTTTGGATTATATAACGGTGTAACATACGATAGCAGTAATGGTGGTAGTATGGTATTTGTTTCGGCATCAAGTCAATACGCGCAATGTTCAACAAGTTTATCTACATTGAATACTTGGACAGTTGAAGCATGGCATTATTATGATGGCACTAATGTAGGAGGAAGTCCCTGTATTGTTACTGAAGTATTTCCTGGCACAACCAGCAGTATCAACTATGCTTTGGGTAGCTTGAATGACAACAGCCCAAATTTACAATCAGGATTTTATCGCGGCGGATGGACACAAACACCAGCTGGGTATGTATTAACTACTGAAAATTGGTATCAGCTTGTAGGTACATATGACGGACAATCTTCTAAACTTTATGTGAATAATATATTAGTTGAATCCGCATTGGGTTCGGCGTTACCGCTATCTAGTAACGGCGGCATTAATTTAATGAAGCGATGGGATTATACAGAGTTTTGGGGTGGCAAATTAGCCATTATCAAAATATATGATGGTGCAATAAATGCCAGAATAGTTGCTGCTAGTTGGAATGCTAACAAGGCAAGATTTGGGCTTAGTTGATTTACTGTAAACTCCAATAATCTATGCTAATAACTGGTGCTAAATGATAACACTGCGCTCTGCTAATACTAGAGGAAACCCTAGAGCAGATTTTATTAATAGCTATAGAACTTTTAGCTTCCCTAGCTATTACGATAGTCGCTATATGAATTTTAGCGACTTGCAGACGATCAATGATGATCGTGTACACTATGCTTGGCAAGTGCCATGGCATGAACACAAAAACATGGAAATTTTTGGTTATGTTATAGAAGGTAGCAGCCACCATGTAGATAGTTTGGGTAATGATGTAGAAGTGCCGGCTGGTGCAGTTCAGCGAATGAGTGCGGGTAGTGGTATAAGCCATACTGAAGGTAACACTACTAATATACCAAATCGTTATTTACAATTATGGATTAGACCAAATGAGTTTGATACAGAACCAAGACACGATTGGTATCAGTTTGCCCGCGAAGATAAATTAAACAAGTTTTGTAATATCACAGAAAAATTGCCCATCAAACAAGATGCTAGATTGTTAGCAGGAATTTTTACAGAAGATTTCTCATACTCACTAGATATCACCCGACAGTATTATCTTTATGTAGTAAATGGAACTGCAACTATTAATAATATAGACTTGATTGAAGGTGATGGGTTAAGTTTTAGCAAAGAAACTAGTATCACACTAATCAACTCAAATCAGACAGAAATTATTGTATTTGATTTGCGCTAGCGAATAACAGTATAAATACACAACTATGACAATAACAGTAACTGGTGGGGTAACATTTAGTCCGGCTACAATCGGCGGCGCCGTTAGTTTTAATGGTACAACTCAAAATTTAACTGTCCCTGCGACTTTTACCAACGCTACTTCAACAACACCATTTACTTGGGAAGTTTGGGTTTATCCTACAGCAAACTATAATGGTGGAGCAATTTTTACTGGAACGTATGCTCCCAGTGTTATTCCTTTTGCATTGGGTGGATTTCAAGGAGACAACTCAACGATAAATTTCGGATATTATAGTGGATCAGCATGGGTTGGTACAAATTCTGGCGTAACCTTGACGTTAAATACTTGGAGTCATGTAGCTGCTGTTTTTAGTGGAACTGTATTGACATTGTACGTTAATGGTTCTTCTATCGCAACACTCACAACTAGCTGGACTACAACTGCCGGAACATCTCCATTTTTAATTGGGAGACGATGGGACAATAGTGGAACATCAAGATTCTTTTCTGGCTATATAACAAATCTTAGATATGTCGCTGGTACTGCTGTTTACACCAGTAACTTCACTCCACCAACTAGTCCATTGACTGTTACACAAAGTGCCAATCTTAATGGTAATCCAAGTGCAGCTATTACCGGTACAAAAACTAACTTATTATTAAATGTGCTTTCTTCTTCTGCATATTTAACAGATGGAAGTACAAATAATTACACAGTAACACCAGTCAGTTCTCCAACTTTTACCTCATTGTCACCGATAACTACTAATTTTTTTAACGGCGGTGCTGTTAGTTTTAATGGCTCTACTCAAGAGCTAGATATTTCTGCTATCTCAACAATTACAGGAACAGGCACTTTTACTATAGAAGCTTGGGTATATCCACTTGACTATAGTGATGAAACTTCGATATCAGGCTCCGGGGATAGCAATTTACAAATATTCAGATTAAATGAGAATGGAAGTGGTAATGGACCATCTGGAATTTCTGTTTATGATAATGGAACACAAGTATTTCAAAATGTAGGTGCTGGCACATATCCTGTTGCGAATAAATGGACACATCTCGCTTGGGTAAAAAATGGCACTACCAATACTCTTTATATTAACGGTATATCAAGTGCAACTTATACAGGAAATGTCCCTAATTTTACGCCGAATGTAATCGGAGTTTTTTACTACTTGGGCGGGGCGAACAGTGCTTGGTTTAACGGATATATTACTAACTATCGTGTTGTAAATGGTGTCGCAGTTTACACCAGTAACTTCACTACGCCAACTAGCCCATTAACTGCTACACAAAGTGCCAATGTTAACGGTAATCCAAGCGCAGCCATTACCGGTACGCAAACAGCAGTATTACTAGATGTGCTTTCTTCTTCTGCATATTTGACCGACAGCAGTACAAATAATTTAACAGTAACACCAGTCAACTCTCCACCCTTTATCTCATCATCACCAATTAGTCCTAGTTATATTACCTTTTCACCTGGACCGTAACCTGTAACAGTATCATATCTTGTTGCTGCGGGCGGCGGTGGCGGAGTAGCGTTACGAGGTAATTATGCCGGTATAGGATACACATACGATCCTGTTAATGATGTATTCTATGCACCCCAGCCAGACCCAAGTTATATATTAAACACATCAACTTGGCTTTGGGAACTCCCACCAGAGTAATCATTAATTGGGCGATAAACATATATAGAATATTTGACTAAACAGTTAAATTCATATATACTTAATATCTGATCTTAAAGGACATATATATGGCAGAAATAATCGGCGATGAGCCGGCAGCATCAACCGAACCGCAATTGCAAGAATTTCATTATTTTACTTCGGCAATTTATCAAATACAGAACGCAGAATTTTTAGAAACAGTCTGTGCCGTGGCAGACGAATATCTTGCTAAAGTAAAAAAACAAGTAGCACTAAATGAGATTTATCCTGTCTATATGTCAGATAATTTCATGAATGATCCTAGACTGGCAGACTTTAATAAATTCATTTTAGACAAGGCTTGGGGAATTTTAAATCATCAAGGCTATAATATGGATTCTATTGCTACAATAATGAATGAGTTGTGGTGTCAAGAACATGAAAAACACTCAGGACAAGACGAGCATATACATGGATTGGGTAATCAAATATCTGGATTCTATTTCTTAGAATGCCCTAAAAATGGTTCTATTCCGGTATTTCACGATCCTAGACCTGCTAAAAAATATGCCAATATTATAGAGCGAGATATGAGTAGAGCAACTACGGCAAGTATCGCTGTCAATTTCAAACCAGAACCCGGCATGATGCTATTTGCCAATTCTTGGTTGCCGCATGCCTTTACTAAAAATGGCGCTGATTCACCATCGAAGTTTATACACTTTAATATTGGGCTTATTCATAAATTACAATCAGTAGCAGTAGATAATAGTGCAACAACAGTATGAACAAATATCTAATTAGATTCAACAAAAGTCGCGGTCAACCAAATCGAGGTTCGAAAAACCATGTTTGGAGAGTGTTTGAAAATGATAAAGAATACATCTTTAAGAATGTAAAAATGAATGTCCCTTCATACAGTGAATCATCTGGTGATAGTTCGGATGACTACAATATTTGCTGCTACGGCTACCTAACTATTGACAAAGAGACTTCTACTGCAATCATCAATGAAACTGCTACCCAATAGTAACATCAGCGTCTACGGTAATATCTAATATAGTTTTTTGTTTTAACTGCTTTTTACGCAATCGATTACAGTTAGCACACACGGTTTTTATATTAGATATCGATTTATTATCCTTATTATTGTCTTTATACACAATGTCTAATTGACATTTATCTGCGGCTACAAATCCGCAAGTATCACAACGGCTTCTCTTATGCTGTAGATATTTGAATGCAGGATTATACAGTGTTTTAGCACATTCGGTGCAATACTTGTGCCATTTCTTAAATCCATGCTTACTTATACCATTAGCTTTGGCTAAGGTAGTCTTGCAATTAATGCAAAATGGTCTGTGAGGTTGTTTTGTAAGCATATTTCTATATTTATTAAAGATTTTTTTGGTTCTTTAATTGGGGAGCCCATTTTTATATGATCCGATAAATACATAATACGGGGAAATATTAATGATTTCAGATCCATTTAATGCGGTAGGTGGCTTAACAGTAGGAATTCCTCCAGTACCAGTTGTAGCAGCCAACGGTAATGTAGTCACTAACGTAGTTGCACTGTCAGGAAACGTCAGCGCAAATAGATTTTTCGCTAATGCTTATTTTTACGGAAATGGGCAACCATTCAGTAGTACCCCGGCCGGCACTAATACTCAGATTCAATTTAATCAAAGTGGTACGCTAGGCGCCAGTGCAAATCTTACTTTTGATTATAATAACAGTATTTTCACTACTTCGACTATAAATGTAACTAAAGCTGCTAACTTAGGTAATGTGGCAAACTTAAAAATTACAGGCGGCACACTAGGCTACTATCTACAAACTGACGGAACAGGTAATCTACAATGGGCTCCGGGTGGCGGTGGCAACGGCGGCGCCGGTCCAGGTGGCGGAAACACACAGGTTCAGTTTAATAACAACGGAAATTTTGGCGGGGTATCCGGATTCACCTTCAATTCATCAACCGGCGCACTAACAGTACCTAACTTAACAGTAACCGGTACACTAACAGCTAGCATACCCGGGTCGTCTATAACAGGTCAAGTAGAATATGCAGCAGTCGCTAATTCGGTTGCTGGTGCAAACGTAACAGGCGGGGTAGCATTTGCAACTACTGCAAATGGAGTTGCTGGTAGCAATGTATTTGGCCCTGTAAATTTTGCGGTAGTAGCATATTCAGTATCAGGAGCAAATGTTGTTGGACCAGTTCAATATGCATCAGTTGCCAATTCAGTTGCTGGAGCAAACGTCACAGGTCAAGTAGGATATGCCTCTATAGCAAACAACGTAGCCGGTGGCAATGTTACAGGTGCAGTCCACTATGCATCAGTTGCTAACTTAGTAGCAGGAGCAAACGTCACCGGTCAAGTAGAATATGCAGGTACAGCTAATTTAGTAGCCGGTGGTAATGTTACAGGTCAAGTAGCTTTTGCTGCAATTGCAAACAACGTAGCCGGCGGGAATGTTACAGGACCAGTTGGAGCTTTAGAAGCTACAGTTCAAGATGTTGTTATAACAGGTGGTCTTAATGGCTATGTGTTACAAACAGACGGTTTGGGTAATTTAAGTTGGACTGCACAAACCGGTGGCGGTGGAGGAAATGGTGTTCCGGGTGGTTCAAATACCCAAGTTCAGTTTAATAAGGCTGGCACGTTTGGCGGTCAAGCTGGGTTTACTTATAATAATATAACTAATACACTAGCAGTATCTACATTTGCAGCTGGAAACATCAGTTCAAATACCACATTGATTTCTACAGGAACGGCTAATTTTTCTCAAGCATCTAATGTAAATTTAGGTAATGTTGGCAATATAACGATCTCTGGAGGAACTTCGGGGTATGTACTAACCACGGACGGATTAGGTAATTTAAACTGGACAGCAGGCGGGGGAGGAGGCAGCACCCCAAGCGGGTCAAACACCCAAGTGCAGTTCAACAATAATGGATCATTTGGTTCTAATGCAGCATTTACCTTCAATCAGAACACATTGACTCTTAGCACACCCAATTTTGTAACAAACAATATTACTGCAAATGCAGGTGGTGCAATAACAGTTTTAGGAAACTTAAATGCAGGTATATCTCCTAATGTATTCTTAGGAACAGTATCTAATGTAAAAATTACAGGTGGAACATCTGGATATTATTTACAGACTGACGGAACGGGCAATTTAAGTTGGGCAGCAGGTGGTGGCGGCGGCGGAGGAAATCCTGGCGGAGCAAATACTCAAGTTCAATTTAATACTAACGGAACATTTGCCGGTAGTCCATATTTGACATTCAACGATGTGACAAATACGTTTAACGTTGCAGGAAACTTAATAGCAAACTCACTCACTATAGGTTCTGGGGTATATCAATTCTCTGTATCCAATGTGTATGCAGCGATTTCTACTACTACTGCCAGCACGGCACTTCTATCATTAGCGGCAAATACTATTTCAGGCGTAGATTTTACAATTGTCGCTACTAATGCAAGTTTGGGAACTAGACAGATAACAAAACTGTCAGTTGTACTTTACAATGCAAGCTTAAATTATAATGAATATAGTTCGTTATATGTAGGTGGTCCAGTTGGTACTTTTGCGGTATCATATAATCCAGGAAACATAATAGCTCCTGCAACCGCAATACTTACTGTTTTACCAAGCGATGCTAATCTTACGGTGTATAAAGTACAGATTACACAGTACGAACCATAATTATGGATAAGATAAATATACAAGTAATAGGATTTAACAAATGTCATTAAAAGCACTTAATTCAGTTGGTGGATTTTCGGTAGGCAATAGTACGATTACTACTATTATTTACGGTAACGGAGATGTAACAACCGGAAATCTTATAGTAAGTAATTTTGCTAACTTGGGTAATGTAGGCAATGTTTATATTGGCGGCGGCTCAAATGGGCAAGTGCTACAAACAGACGGGTTAGGTAATCTAACTTGGTCGTCAAGTGCTAATATTAGTATTATCGATAACGGCTATAGTAATGTCACTATACCCACTGCTAATGGTAATGTTTACATCAATGCTAACGCTAGCGTAGACAAACAATGGAATTTCGACACATCAGGTAATCTAACTGCTCCCTATAATTTACTATTAGGTAACGCAATACTTGTTGGACCCGATGCTGCCGGTGGAATTCTTAATTTCCCCAATTCTATATTTCTTGGCACCGCAAATTCTGCGAACTATGCCCAAGCATCGCTATTAAATAAAAACCCAAATGCGTCAGTTGACTGGGTAGCATATGCTGATAATGGTAACGCCGAGACTGGTTATTCGGATATGGGTATGGCTGGTTCGACCTATAATGTTGCAGGCGCCGGATTAACTCAGCCAGGCGATGGATATTTCGTAGTATCAGGCGTCCCTGGTTTTGGTGGTAATTTAATTATAGCAACGTCCGGCACGGGCACAGATAATGACATTGTGTTTGGTAATGGTTATGATACTGGCAATGAGGTAATGCGTTTCTTTGATGCAGGTCAACAGTTTCAAATTCATCCAACTACAGTTTCGACAACAACATCAACTGGTGCATTAGTTGTATCGGGTGGTGTAGGTGTTGGTGGAAACTTATACGCAGGAGGCAATGTATCAGCCGGCAACTTTACAACAACAGGTAGCTCAGGCAATATCTCTGGCGCCAATGTTATTTTTGCAAACTCGTTTACCAGCAATGGCGGAACAATCGATTTCAATACTTACAATCCAAACGTACAATTAGGTAATGTAAGTAACGTACATATCTATGGTGGTACTTCAGGATATGTACTACAAACTGATGGGTCAGGTAACTTAAGTTGGCAAGCAACCGGCAGCCCAACAATTATTCACAACGGTAATAGTAATGTAACTATCCCTGACCTCAACGGCAATGTATACATCAATGCTAATGCTGGCACAGATTATAACTGGAACTTTGATACAACAGGTTTCTTAACAACCCCGTTTGGTGGACAAATTGTAGATCAGTATACTACTGGTAATCCTACTGGTCAGTTAATGCTATCGAACGCCGCTAGTGGTTATCCTAATGGTTTAGCAGGATTGAATCAAGGTGGCGGTAACAATACCATCTATCTAACCAATCTTGGTTTTGAAATTTACACTAACACATACGGTGTTGAAAACTATTGGCATTTTGATGGTAGTGGTAATCTTACCGCAGGTGAGGGTGCTGCAGCCGGTACAACTACATTAGGTAACTTAGTAACTGCTAACCACTTTAGCACAACCGGCACTGGTGGAGATGTCACGCTAACTGGCGGTAACGTAACTGGCGCAAATGTTGTAATAGCAAACTCATTCACGACGAATGCAGGTGGCACAGTTGACTTTAACACTAATAGTGCAAATGTACAATTAGGTAATGTTGGTAACGTACATATTTACGGTGGTTCAACTGGGCAAGCGTTAATCACCGATGGTGCAGGAAATCTTTCTTGGACATCAACTGCTAACGTAAGTGAAATTTATAATGGTAATAGTAATGTAACTATTCCTGTTACCAACGGCACAGTCTTTATTAATGCTAACGGTGGCGTAACGGATTATCAATGGCAGTTTGCTAACACAGGCAATTTAACATTCCCTGATAGCGGTCAACTCTATGACAACGGTGGTTACATTACATTAGGTGGCACTGCGCCTAACGGAGCTGCAATTGGTAGCCCTGATAATCAAAGTTATGTATATGCCGATAATACAGGCGGTCATATACAAACAGCCGCAGATACAGGAAATTATATTTGGACATTTGATCCAACTGGCAACTCAGTATTCCCTGCAATTGGCACCGCAAATTTAGGTAACTTAGTAATTGCTAATTATGCAAACTTCGCAAGTAATTTAACTACTGGTAATGCTAACTTAGGTAATTTAGCAACCGCTAATATTCTCTCTGTTAACTATGCTCAAGTAAATGCCATATCAAATACTCAAATTGTATACGGAAATGCAGCTAATTATTTGGTTAGCAATGCATCATTCACTTATGATGATACTACCGGTAACTTAAATGTTGGTGGCAATATTCAAACAGGTGGCGGTTCTGGTGGTAATATCAGTGGTGTTGACTATCTATTTGCTAACTATGCAAACTTAGCATTTGATTTGAATGTTAATAATAACACTTATGTTCAAGGTACTTCAACAGCAAACTACTTCTATGCAAATTATGATGCAAACATTGCAGGTAACTTAGTTGTTCAAAGTAACGCAAATATAACCGGCAACTTAACTGTTGGTAACATCACAGGTATATTTGCTAACGGTACAAGCAACATTGCTATCCCAACAATTAATGGTAACATTGATGTTTCAGTTGGTGGCACCGCTAATGTAATTAAAGTATCAAGTACTAATGTTATTGTTACTGGTAATACAATTACTAGTGGCAATGTTACATCAAATGTCAACTTTATTGGTAACACATTAACTTCGGTTGGTACATATTTAACATTGGCAAGTGATCAACTTGCTAACGGTAGTTATAACATTAACTTAGTGCCAGGTGGTGCAGGCAATGTTGATGTCAATCACACATACATAACAAGCGTGCGTGATCCATTAAATCCGCAAGATGCAGCAACAAAACAATATGTTGACAGCGTAGGTCAGGGTTTATATATCCACGCAGCAGCAAATGTATTAACTACTGCTAATCTAAACGCAACATATACGGATGGTGGCACAACACTAACAGTTACAGATATTATTGGTAACAGTACAATTCAATTTAGTACAGCACACGGATTAAGTGCAAACGCTGACATTTCATTTACAAATGCATTTAATGGGCTTAGTGCAGCACCTGTTGTATATTGGGTAGACACGATTCCTGCATCAAATCAAATAACAGTAAAATCTACATTCTTTGGACCAATTGTTGAAACATTAATAGCAGGGTCAGGTTTAACAGAACCTGCAATTGCACAATCAGGTATTGGGGCAACCTTAACCAATGCTGGTACTAATGCAGCATTTGCGGCTGACGGTGTTACAACAACTGTTGGCTCAAGAGTACTTGTAATCGGTCAAGCAACACAAGCATATAATGGTATCTATAGTGTAACAACAGAAGGTGATATTTCAACACCTTGGGTACTTACAAGAAGCAGTGATGGTGATACATTTGTTCCACAAAGTACAACTGCATTATGTTCTGGTGCGTACTTCTTTATCTCTGGCGGTATGTCGTATGGTGGCTCAAGTTGGGTATTAACAACAACAGGTCAAATTGATATTGGTGTAACTAATATTGTCTTTACACAATTTGGTTCGGCAATAGCGTATACTGGTGCAAATGGTATTTTGGTTACCGGTACGGTAATTTCTGCTAATGTAGATAATGTAACAACTGCTATTATTGGCGGTAATATTGTGGTAGCAAATAGCGCACAATTAGTAACACCAAATATTGGCGCAGCAACCGGTACATCATTAAACTTGACGGGTAACTTACTTGCTGGTAACGTAAATTCAAATGCACTAACGCTAACTGATAGTTTAACAGTCAACACATTTGCTAATGTAAACAATTTCATCTCAACTGGTTATGCTAACGTTGGCACTGAATTATTGGTTGGTGGTAATGCAAATATTTCTGGTAATGTACTAGTTGGTACAGGTAGTGGTGGTAACATTAATGGTGTTAATTATATTTTTGCTAATGTTGCAAATATCACGCTTGACGCACTAATTGGCGGCAATGCAAATATTACGGGTAATGTAACTGCTAATGGTATATATGGCAATAGTTTAGCTATTAATAATGGCGGAAACGCAAATATTGCTGGTAATTTAGTTGCTAATAATATCACATCGAATTATGCTCTTACAGCTAACGGTAACGTAACGTTTACTAGTTCACCAAATGTATCATTAGGATCAAATACTAACGTACATATCACTGGTGGTAGTTCTGGGCAAGTACTACAAACTGATGGTTTAGGTAACTTAAGTTGGTATTCGGTCAGCGCATCACAAATTAGTAATGGCACATCAAACGTAAGTATTCCCGTTGTTAATGGCAATATCAATCTTGTGTCAGGGGGCAACACTACTGCCGTAATTACTAGCACCGGTGCAAATATCACAGGTTATGCAAACATATCAGGTACTCTCTCAGCTAATAATGCAAATATTGATAATGTAATCACACTTGGCAACACATCGATTAATTGGGCAACTACAACTACAGTGTCCATTACTGCCAATCAAACTATTGCACAGCTTCCTGTTTCGGGCGTTACTGGTGTAGAATTTTTTGTTAAAGGCGTAGATGCTGCCGGCGCTAAATACTCAGCAGCAACAGTACAGGCCTTAACTGATGGAACTATCGCTGACTTTGTAATTTATGGAACAACATTTATTGGTGCAAGTCCAGGCTCATTGTCAGTAAATTTAGTTGGTGCAAATATTGCTCTGCAAGTATCTCCGGTAAGTACTAATGCAACCGTTTGGACGACGCAATTTAGGACTATTTAATGGCAAATAAACCGCTTAATTCAGTCGCTGGGTTTAGCGTAGGTGCCAATACAATCATCAATGTAATTGATGCAAACGGCAATGTTACAGCTAATTTTATTTCGGCATCTAGCAATGCAACGATTAGTGGTACCCTTTATTCTAATAATATCATATTATCAGGTGGAAATGTAGATTTCACTGACAGTGCTAATATACAATTTGCTAGCATTACTGTTACCGGTAATGCAAACGTAACAACAAATACTATAACAGGTAATTTATATGCTAACTCAGGGGTTGTTAAAGCACAATACCTAATAGGTGACGGTAGCAATATCACTAACATTGCTATAGCAGCAGGTTCTTATATTGTAAATGGCACAAGCAACGCTTCATTAGATCCAAGTGGTAATTTTAATGTAAAAGTAGCCGGAGTAGCCAATGTATTACAGGTTACAGGTACTGGTGCAAATATTACGGGTACAGCAAACATTAGTGGCAATGCTAATATTGGCAATGTCGGTGCAGGTAATATTGTTGTTACACAACTTTTAACTGCTGGTAACGCAAATATTACTGGCAACTTAAACGCAACTGGTAATGCTAATATTACAGGCAATTTCTTTGCAGGTAGCATTACTCTTAACGGTAACGGGGATATTAATCTCAGCGGTACAAGTTCTAATATTAACGGTGCAAATATAATCAATGCAAATTATGCTAATATTAGTACTAACATCACAGCAGGTAACATTAATGGCGGTAACTTAGTACAAGCAAATTACATTACTGGTAACGGTGTTGGTATCACCGGATTGTTACTAACCTCAAGTTTGTCAGATGTTGTTATCACAAGTCCATCATTAAGTCAGGTTCTTGGGTACAACGGTGTTAACTGGGTCAACCAAAATCAAAGTTCAACAGTAAGTGCAGGTGCGTCAGTTAACTTTTGGTTCACTAGCCCGCAAATTTTAGCAGGTCCAACTACAAACAACTTTGCTAATATTCAAACATTACTAGGTACCCCTAATACAACTGCTGTAAGTTACGTATCTGGTGTTATACCAAGCGGCGTGTCAGAAGTATTTGCTGTATTTGAAACCGGATCATTGAATAGAACACAATTAGATGCTGGTCAATGGGCATATAGTATTTGGTCTAACGCTAACGCGACCAGCGGCGGTGCACCTAGCATTGCAGTTTCTCAGTATATTACTACACCATATGCTGGCACAATTACAATTACCGGTACCGGCACAAGCAGAACTGCTACAGCAACAGGTAGCACTCCATTCGCAACTGCAACCGCAAGTTCAAATGTAAGTTTAGCGAGCTACTTACAAACACCAAACGCACTAATGCAAATTACTGCTATCGCAAATAGCACATCGGCAACAGTTACAACCACTAGTGGTTATGTAAACGAGAGTGCTGTATCTATAAATGTGTTAGATAATGCGTTCTATGTTGGTGCAGCAACGCTCACAGCAACATTAACGGCATATAACTTTACTACCACTCAGGGTGCAACCGCATTAGCAAATACTACTATTGGTCTTGCAACAGTCATTGCTAGTATCAACGGTGGTTCACAGACTAAGAATGTAAGCGTTACATTGAACGGTACCACAACAAGTTCAACTGTTCAAACTCCATTAGTAACACTTCACGATAACTTAGCAGGATTACAAGGCGGCGCAGCAGAGCAATATTTTCACTTAACTACAACTGAATATACTGGTTCGGGTAGTGGCACATTTATTCGTCAAACAAGTCCAACATTAATATTACCAAATATTGGTAATGCTACTGGTATTGGTTTAGCAATTAATAATAGCGGCACTGGCAACATTTCAGCAGATAATGCTAACTTAGGTAACTTAGTAATTGCTAACTACTTTAGTGGTGCAGGTAATCTATTAAGTAACATTTATGGACCCAATGTAAGCGGCACTGTAGCAAACGCAAACTATTCAGCATATTCTGGTAATGTATCTAATGGTACTTCAAATGTAAGTATTCCAATATCAGGTGGCAATATTAATCATTTTGCTGCTGGTAATAATACGATGATTATTACAGGTACTGGCGTAAACGTATCAGGTACATTGAATGCTACAGGTAATGCTAACGTTGGCAATTTGGGTACTGCTACGGCGATTATTACAACTGGAAATATTACTACTATTAATAGTGGATTAATGCAGAACGGTAATAGCAATATTACTATTACTGCAAATGCTAATATCACTCATTTTATTACAGGTAATGCCACATCTCAGTTGACTATTGCAAATGGCGGAACAAATACTGCAGGTTATGCAAACATTGTGGGTAATGCTAATATTGGTAATTTGGGTACTGCACAGGTATTGGCAAGTGCCAACGTAACTGCTCCGCAATTAATCTCAAATATCGCAACAGGTACCGCCCCGTTTATTGTCACTTCAACAACCACCGTTGCTAACTTATTTGCAGCAAATGCGACAACCGCTTCAAATGCTACTAACGTATCAACTACTTTAACTACAACCGGCACTGGATACATACCATTTATTTCTGCAACAGCAACAGGTAACTACCCACTTCAATCAAATGCTAATTTTTCTGCTAACCTAGCAAACGGATATATCACGGCTACAGGATTTGTTGGAAATGGTTCATCATTAACTGGTATTACCGATATCGTCAATGGCAACTCAAACGTCAGTATTCCTACTGCTAACGGGAATGTTAACATTTGGTCCAGTGGAACTAACAAATGGGTATTTGATACTACCGGAAATCTAACGACCCCGGCTGGGATTTTGCTAGATGTTAATAGTAATATTTCAAATGCCAACATAATCACTGCAAACTATTTGGTAGCTTCTTCAGGGTGCGTAACAGTAGGGACTTCAACTATTTTCGTTTCAGGTAGCACCGCCGGACTCTTCAATGTAGGAGGCATAGCCAATATCAATATTGGATTATCAGCTAATGTCGAACTAGGATCAGCTTCCGGAACTGTTACAATAAACAATACGCTGTCTGCAAACGGTAATATCGCATCAAATGCTAATATTACTGCTAGTGGGAATATTACAGCTACTAATACGGTTAGTGCTGCAAACGTAGCCGTAGGGGATTTATACAGTTCGCGGCCTCCAGTTTCTGTGGGCATAGGTACCGTTATAGTCGATCAATTTCCCTTAGCAACATATAGGTCCGCCAAATACACAATTAAAGCAGGAAGTGATTATGGATACCAAGCCTTGGAAGTGCTTCTGGTACACGACAGCATAAATAGTATTATAACAGTATACGGTAGTTTATCTACATACGGTTCAGATTTGGTTACTCTTACTAGTAATATAGGTAGCGGAAATGTGCAACTGTATGCTCAGGGATTATATGCAAATACAGTAGTCAATTTATTGGGTACATATGTGCCAGACTAATAAAGGATAGGAAACATGTCAACACTCAATTTCGTCGTAAAAAATGGACTAACTGTAGGTAATGCCACAATTACAGCATCTAGTGGTAATTTAGCTGTTACTAATGCAAATCTAGGTAATTTAGCAACAGCTAATTATGTAAATATTGCAACAGCATTAAGTGTTACTGGTACATCCAACTTAGGTCCTGTAGGCAACGTTACGATTACAGGCGGTTCTTCGGGGTACTACTTACAAACAAACGGGTCAGGTGTTCTAACTTGGGCCACTGTACCATCTGGTAACGGTATTGCTAACGGCACATCTAATCTTACCATTCCTGTTGCATCTGGAAATATTGTCGCTTATGTAAACGGCAATAATACTGCTAATATTACCGGCACCGGCGTAAATGTAACTGGCACACTAAATTCTACTGGTAATGCTAACGTAGGTAACTTGGGTACTGCACAAGTACTTGCTACTGCTAACGTAACTGCTCCTCAACTAATTTCTAACGTAGCAACCGGTACTGCACCATTTGTAGTTACATCTACTACGACAGTCGCTAACTTATCTGTAGCAAGTGCTACCGCAGCCACTAATGCATCAGCAGTTCTAACAAACGTGCAAACAACTGGTACTTATTATCTACCATTTCTTGTCTCCGGCGCACAGACTACAAATGCTAATTATCAATTAAACTCAAATGCGAACTTTTCTGCTAACTTCGCAAATGGATACATCACCGCTACTGGATTTGTTGGTAATGGTTCTGCATTAACCGGCATCTACACTATTGCTAATGGTAACTCAAACGTTAATATTCCAACTGCAGCCGGTAATGTCAATATTTCAGCAAACGGCACCGCAAACGTATTAGTAGTAACTTATACTGGTGTTAACGTAGCCGGCACATTAAATTCTACTGGTAATGCTAACGTAGGTAACTTGGGTACTGCACAAGTATTAGCAAGTGCTAACGTAACTGCTCCTCAATTAATTTCTAACGTTACAACAGGTACTGCACCATTTGTAGTTACTTCAACGACTCAAGTTGCAAACTTAAGTGTTGCTACTGCCGGTACTGCAACAAGTGCTACAAACGCTGCTGCTGTTCAGACTAATACTTCAACTTCTTCAACTGTGTATTTGGCTGGCGTAACATCATCCTCAAATGGTAACAGCGCACTAAACATTGTTACCGGTATTACTGCTAACTTTGCATCAAATACCATTACTGCTACAACATTTACCGGTGCTCTTGCAAACGGCAACTCAAACGTCAATATTCCAGCAGCAGCCGGCAATGTCAATATTTCATCGAATGGCGTTGCTAACGTCTTAGTTGTAACTAATACAGGTGTTAACGTAGCCGGTACATTAAACACTGGTACAGGTAATGCTAACGTTGGCAATTTAGGTACTGCTGGTATTATTATTGCGACAGGCAATATTCAAAGTAACGCAACCCTACTCGCTAATGCGATTACATCTGTTGGTACATCACCTATCTCTATAACTGCACCCACTAACCAAAACTTAAGTCTTTTGGTAGGCGGTACAGGCAATATCGTTCTTAATGCAAACACTAACATTACCGGTCTACAATATACTCCAGTAAATCCAGGTGACGCAGCATCAAAGAACTATGTAGACTCAGTTGCACAAGGTATTGACGT